GTGTCCTTGCTTGTCCAAAAAACACGCCTGTTCGGTTTCCTTTTGAGTAATTGCATCGAGTACACGCTGCTAAGAGGTTATCTGGCTCATCAGTGCCACCCTTGCTGATTGGAATCACATGATCCACAGTAGTTGCATCGTTGCCACAGTATTGGCACAACCTAGCGTCCCTTATTAGTATCCGTTCACGTATTTTAGACCAGGCTCTTGTGCCTCCATTGGCTCTTGCTGATTTAGCACTCATCAGTGATAGCCATTGGCTTTGAAGAAGCGCCAAGCATTACACATAGAACCATAACGTTTCGTAATGTATCGCATCGACCAATCAACTTGATTGAATCCATCGAGTCGTCTATAGGTTTGATTACGCATCTGGCCTAAACCATAGTGTGATCCATTCTTAGCATCTACTCTCCAGTTGCTCTCCTTAGTAATGAGTGCATCGAAGCAGCTGAACTGCTCCATAGAGACAAGCCTTGAATGTGCATAGAGTTTCAGCAAATCAGTCTGTGACACTGCTTTTGCCTCTGTTGTTGTAGATATTGTCAAGATCATGATTGACATAGGAATAGCCAATAAGTTTTTTTTATTCTTTATTTTTATTATCTTTTTATTAATCTTTATTTTCAAGATCTTATCTTTCAAGTATAGCGATGAACACTGACAATCTGTCAAGGATTGACCTCGGTGTGTCTCATTGTCCACAGATGCCTGTGGATAAACCTGTGGATAACTATTCATCGCACCTGTCCCAATCCGCTTGTTTTTAGAGCTTTTATATTTTCCTCGCCCATAGCGACAAGCCAACATCGATTTGGCATAGAACTTTTAGCTTGCACAAGGTCAGCCCTAACAAATTTAATAGGCGGAAGCATTAACCAGGCAGCCTCCGATGCCCAGAATTTGAGCATCCATTGACCAATAGAAGTCGGAATAAGGGCAACACCATTGGCGTGAGTCAGAAACTTAATAATCCACGGAAGCGGATCTGAGTAAGGCGGATTCATCCAGACCTTTCCAGTCCACTCAGTAGACAACCCATCGTCTATTAGGCTTAGAAAGCGTTTAACAGGTATCCACGGAACGCCAATAGGCGGTGCAGCTACATCCATTTCAAATTCAAGATTGAGGGCTTCAAAGATGAATGGAGGCGTGTACCAGTCATCGGAAGTCTCATGGTCAATGTCGTTTTGACCTAATTGCAAATCTAGTTGGTTAGTCAAGACCAGCCACCAACGAATCATCGACTAGCTTGACCGAGAATGCTCCGCAGCCAGCACATTGAGCAAACCATTCGTGCATGGTCAGCTCTCGCCCTTTAGTGATTAGATGTTGCTGACGTGCATCACCATAAAGCTTCTTGCAGATTGAGCAATCAAATTGTAGCAGTCGCATATCCGCTCCTTACCAACGTGTCGATTGGATTCAGGTTGCCTTGATCTATCCACCATGAATCCTGACGTGGATTCTTAAACCTCTTGCGCTTAGCGAATGCCACTGGAAGCCAGCCGACGATGTAATAAATCGGAGACTTGCCAACAACCAAAATGGCCACATCATCATCACGATCGTATGGATAGACAATAAGATTTCCGCCTGTGTAAGTAGTCCAACGCACTTCTAAACCTTGACCAACATCTGCCCGTCTCTTGCCCTTGTTGTCGCTGATGTCGTAATCAAGTCCAAAGTATCTAGCCACCACCATCTCAGCAGCTAGTGATTCAGCATATTCCACACATCTCTCATGATTGTTCAGTTTTGAGTTGTATTGAATGCCATGACCTAAAACGCCAGATTGTGCAAATATGACATCACTGGCACGTCGATGAATAGCCCATTCATCGGCCTCCGTTACTGTCATTTTCTGCATTTGATGCAGAGCCATAGAACCGGCTCCCCTCCGACTGCACGCAAATAACCTGCACGATCTAGCATTTCAATATGTTTGCAATTGTCGCAATTTTCTACTTTGTATTCTGCAACAACCTTGCCATCAATAAGTGTTCGACCAATCATTAAATCGACATCAATCATTTCAGTCACGCGGCTCATACTTGTGGCCTCCATTGACCATCAGATCCAAGCATGTACCAGGCTGGCGGACACTGCTTGGCCTTAACCTTTTCGACGCACATGTAACCGCCCCAGCCCTTGTTATTTTTTGCCGAGACGCCTTCTTTCCAGATCATGTGGCCATGAGCGCACATCGGAGCAGCTGCTACTTGAACGCCTCCTAGTGTCTCTTTAATGGTGTCAATGGCCGTTCCAAGAGTAGAGATGCCAGATTCTTCTGCCTCTTCACAAGTCTTAAACGATGGCACGTCTCCAAATTTAGTGCTCCAGTAATCATAGGCAACGGCAGAATCTTGAACAATCTTTGAATCAATTCGCTCTACCTGTTGCATATTCTGAACTGTTGGCCTCTTGTCGGTGCCTAAGACTAGACCCGCGCAACGGCCTATCGCAGAGGTACAGGTGTCCTCAATAAACCATTTTTTCATCTGGACGTTGTAGGTGTTTACGTTGCCGAATGCGTAGTCAATGCCAGCCGGCTCTTGATCTTCATAGTTTCGATAGATACGGCATTCAACTAATACGTAGCCTTTTTCCAGATTTACGTCCATGATTGACGTGTGGATTTTGCCGTCTGGATAAGTCGCCCAGAATCGCTGAATGCGTGCAGCTACATCTTCGTAGTTGTCTAAGAAACTCATTTGATGGCCGCCTTTTGTGAGATGTGGCGAGTTACTGCTCGACCTCGTTGATAGCCTTCTTTATGGCCTTCTTTGTAGCCCATTGAATAACTCACAATCGCCCAGAGAATACAGGCGAGCGCCATGAGAAAGAATAAGCCAATTTCACTTGTTGTCATTTTTGCTCCCGTGGGAGCCTTGTCGTTGCTCCCAAATAAAGAATGACATCAACAACCGACATTGGCAAGATTCGCCTCGGCGTGTCTATTTCTTAAGAGCAATCTCCAGCAGTAATTGATCTAAACGTGCCTCAATTCGTGAGACTTGATCCTTGAGACTGTTCCCACCATTCGGTTGAAATTCCCGCATGATTGACTTCACCATGAATCGCATTGACGAATAGATGGCAGTGAGCACCGCAAGAACAAGCCCACCCACCGCCGTCCATTCGCCTACACTCACTTCTTGCTACCGAAAGCGACGTCTTTAGGATTAGCCCAGCGACTTAATGCTGGAATCACGCCAGCGACAAGCCCCATCGCTAAATCTTTTGGATTAGTGTTGCCCGTAAGATAAACGGCTAACATTCCGGCTACTGAACTTCTCGCCCATGATGCACCTAAGGCTTTTATATCTTTCATTTCTTTTTCTCCTTTGGCTTAACCTTTTGAATTGGCTCGACCACTGGATATTCTCCATCATAGGCAGCTAAACGAGCGCGAGCGAAACCAACAATCTCCTTGCCGATGTGGCGTTGCTTAAGCATCACCATTCCGCCGTTGCGTTGATCTCCATCTCCTGACGTGTTGCCCTCAACGCAGAGAACGCTTGTCATTCCAACCTTGACCACGATTCCGATATGACTGATGCGATCCACACCATCATGTGGAAAGTCCATGAAGCAGAGATCTCCCAACTGCGGACTATTGTCAATCCAGCGTCCCAATTCTTTCATTTTGTGTGCGCCCATAGCCGTTGAAACCATTGAAGGAATCTTGACTTTTGCTTGGTCGAAACACCAATTGACAAAAGAACCGCACCAGGGCAATCCATCGGCCTTTGTGAATTTGCCGTACTTCGTCAGATTGTCGCCAGTCTCGACTGTGCCGATTTCAGCTAGTGCGACTTCGATGATCCGTGCAGCAGTGCCGTCCGGATACATCTTAGTCAAGTGTTCCACTATTTGCCTAGTTTTAAGCCAGCAGGTATTGGCTTGGAGTATTCCCATTTAGCAATATATGCACCTAAGCCGTCTGAATCATCTTGCAGAAAGATTCCAAGTCTTTGGAAATCATCTGTCGGCTGAATCTCTGGATATGCTGCAATAATCTTTTCCCATAGTTCCATTTTTATGCTCCAATCAAGAACATTTGTGCGTAGCCTGCACCGCCAGCAGTAGTTACATCTATGCTAATTGAACCACCACTACTTTGAACGGTGTAAAATTCCAAATAATCTCCGACATCAAGATAACTAAAAACAGAGATGTTTAGTGTTGAATAAACTGATGAGTTTCCTGGAATTGTAGCGGCCATAAAAGATGAGCCATTTTTATACAAAACAATGTTTCTCGCGCCTGTCGCATTTAATGGATAATAGCCACCAAAAGCAATTTGATAATAACCTGCCTTACCTGATGGAATTGTGAAGCGAGTGTTATTTGTTACATTAGAGTGATAGCCGCCAACATCATATACTTCTGTGTCTAAAGTAATCGCTGTATAAGTATTATTTGCAATACTCTGAGAAGCGGAATTGCGACAATAAACGCCTGAGAAAGTTGAACCGCTTGAAGGTGTAGCCCACGCTGGCGCTCCAGCCGTTACTGTCAAGACTTGTCCGCTTGATCCAATTCCTAAACGATCAAAAGTGCCAGAGCCTGTTCCCTTAATTAAGTCGCCAGCAGTTGTGATTGCAGTCGCCATTGAGTTCGTGACTGTTACGGCTCCAGAAGTACCACCGCCAGAGATACCAGTGCCAGCAGTGACGGCAGTGATGTCACCGACGTCATTAGTGATCCAGGTAAAAGCCATGTCAGTCGCACTTGTCTTAGACAAAATTTGACCAGTTGTGCCGCCTTTCAGCTGCGCCATTGACGTATCAACGCCCTGGCCAAATGTGTTGAAATCAGCCGGAAGATTCGTGACCAGAGATGTACTGGTCGGCATCACCCAGCCGAAGTTTGTTGTTGGATTTGCCATCGTTTCTCCTTAATTCACGACTAACGCGTCTGCGTAGTCAAGTGTGCCAGATAGAGTATTGAATTTTTCTAAGACACTCACATCTTGCCATTCCATGGCCTGAAGTGAGAATGGAAGTGGCGATACAAGAAGGGTCACTGCGAGTTCGTTGTAAGAAGCCTGGAATTTCCAGCCCTCGACGAAGCCCAAGAAATTTCCTGATTGCATATTGATAGGAAGATTTGCCAACGAAATCGGCTGACCCATAAAGACGTTTATGAGAGAATCACGATCTCCGTTGTCCAGTTCTGGATTAGTCAATGCGAACGTGATTGTCTCCAGGAAGGCTTGAGGTTGTGCTCGAAGCGTCAGATAGAAATTGGCTTGAGATAGAGCATCGGCGGAATGCTCCAGTGATGTCGTAATCTGTTGCGCGAGTTTTCCATAGAGTGCGATAGAAGCTGCACTGGTAGCCGTCTGCGTTCCAGATTTCCAGACGATGGAGACATCGTTGCGAATATCTCCGGCCTTAGTCTGAATCTTAATTCCACGACCTAGAGCTTGATTAGCATCGAGTTCGGTGTAGCCATTAGTGGCTAAGTAGGTTGAACGATGAGTTGAATCCGCATAGGAGATAAGTCCAGAAGCGTCCTCGTATAAATAACCAAGTCCGGAAGTCGCAAGGTCGGCCACCAGATTCCAGGTGATTGTCTGACTAGATCCGCGATTGGCCAGCTCATAATTGCCTGGACGATCTATCTCTCCTAAGCCTGTATTTTCAGCAGTAGCCCATGTTGTAGTTGCTGGAGTGTAATTTGCCCACGTAAGAGCTGCTGGAACCTCTGACCAGTTATTGACTAATAAATCTTCGAGGATTGTGTAAATCTGGTCGCCGTCAAAATCCTTTGTTAAGACTCCATTTGTCAATGCCTTTTGAAGCCTTGCAAGCGCCCCTAGAGCCGTGATGGTGATCTCCTGAGTAATTGCTACCGAGCCAACCTGCGAAACAGTCACAGAGACGTCAACAATGGATCCGCCAAAAATAGGCACAAATGTCCCAGATGTATCTTTGACCTGAATTGAGACGGAATCATTGATTTCGGCAGTAATGGCTCCCACGTTCAGATTGATGAGATTGAGCGTGCAATATCCGGCTTGGGCTTGAGTATAGATATTTGTGCGACCCGATGAAATTGCAAGGTTGGCCAAAACGACGTCAGTGAATTCGACGCCTCCGATCAATACTTTCCATTCCGGTGTCCACTGCGTCATTAGAGGGCTACCAGATTACCGCCGCCACCTGTGCCGCGATAGTAAGAATCATTGAGAGTATTGACAATAGTTCTAGCCGTGCCTTCGGCGTCAATTGCTCCATTTACTGTGACATTGACTGTTGGCCCTGAAGCTTTCAAAATTCCTGCAAGAGTCGTGGTATCAACTCCAGACGTGCCGAATGGGAATGATGTTGCACTTACTCCAGCGGCACCAGAAGCAGCTGAGGCAACACCATTGCCCGTCGATGAAACAGCCGTTGATCCACCCGAAACTGATGGAACATTGATTGTTGGCACATTTGTTGAAGTCGTTGTTATCTTAGGAATTGAAACTGTAGGAACACTAACGCTTGGTGCTGAAATCTTAGGAATGTCAGGTACTCCAGGAATTCTTCCGACTGTATTGTTGTAAAGACCAATGAGTGCGTTAATGCCGGATGTAGCACCAGAAATCAAAGAATTTAGACCGCCTATGACAGCGCCGACAACATTAATCACTCCGCCAGCAATTTCTCCTACAACCTTAAATGCACCGCCCAAAACTGTTGTTATAACTGGAACGACATATTTTTGAATGAACGCAATAAACTCTGTAAATGCTTCTTTGTTGTTATCAATTGCATCAGTGATTGGCTTGAAGAAATCGGCAAATTTGCCAAGCGCCGGCACGACTTTGCTGACAATAAAATCAACCAATTGCTGAATGATTGGGAGCAATTTATAGCCAATAGTTTCTTTGGCTTCTTCAAATGTGACTTTCAATCGATCTAGGCGTCCAGCGTATGTTTCGGCATTGGCCGCAGCTGCGCCACCAAAAAGATCTGTCAATTTTGACTGAACGTCAGTGAATGACATTGTTTTCAATTCGGCTGATGAAAGTCCAATGCCCAATTTGCCAAGCGCGGCAGTATTGCCGTCATAGGCTTTTCCAATGGCATTTGCTACCGCTTCTAGCGGTTTGCCGGTAGATG